CGGCGGCGTGTTGTCGTGACGGTCTGCCGTGGGGCGTGTGCGCCGTGTGGGGCGCGTCCGTCCGTTCCGCTATAAGAGCGGCGGCGTGTTGTCGTGACGGTCTGCCGTGGGGCGTGTGCGCCGCCTATGTCCAGACATAGAAAAAGACGGCGGTTTTTGCCGCCGTCCGTAATATGTTGATACTTTATTAGTGCAATTTTGCCGCCGTTACTCTTGCAATGCGTTCGATACTATCCGCGCCGCCGTATATATGCATGTTTGCAATTATCCATTCGACATACTTATTGTATTTATCCCATTCAACGGAATGTTCTTTATCCTTTTCGCCGCGCTTATCCCATGCGCGTTCAGTTTTGATACATGTAGCGCATGCCTTTTCTACATCCCGTTCCCACTGCAACGCAATGTCGAACAGAATCACGCCCTTTTCGCCGTCTAACAGGTCAACGCCCACATAATTACTAAAGTCTTGAATCATAGGTACGCCCATAGTACCATCTACATCGTTTACATAAACGGACATGTCAACGCTGTTCGCCCATTCGCGCCATTTACATTCAAGAGTTTTGCGCATCCGGTAACGTTTTGCGCGTTCTGCTTGCGTTGCCTTGTCTGCCGCCGCCTTGCGTTTTGCGCCTTCTACCGTTCTGCCGCCGTTCGCCCAGCGTTCTACCGCCGCCGCCGTTTCTGCGTTGTCAATCATATGTGCAAATTCCGGCGCATTTTCGCGGATGTATGCCGCGATTTTCGCACGGACGTTTACAAGGTTCTTTTCAACCGTTACAACCGCGCGCCCGGTCTTTTCTGCAATCTGCCGCTGGGAATATCCGCGCCCGGTCAATTCTGCAATCTTGCGCTGCGTGGGCGTTACCGTCCGCATTGCCGCCGCGATAGCTGCGCCCAGACGCGCCGCCGTTTCTGCGTCCATGCCGCCGCCGTCCGTGGGCGTCCATTTATCGCCGCCGCGAATAATGGTAGAAATGGCCGTGTTAATGGCTACAATATCGCCGCCGCCGTCGATGATAAATTCAGTAGATAATTCATGTTCGGTTGCACTGTGCTGAGAATGCACGAATTTATTCAGCGCGATAAATGCGCCGTGGTATTGTTCTGCAATGTCCAGACCTGCCGCGATTCCGTCCGTTATTCCCTGCGCCGCATAACCGAAAAAGTCTTGTGTGTCGGCAGAATAGGAAGAAATAACTTCGATGATACGCGCCGCCGTTTCTGCGCCGTGACAACGTGCATTCGCCGCCGTCAATTCCTTGTCAATCCTGCACTGCGTTTCATTGCCGCCCGTCCTGCGTACAGCGTTCGCCGCCGTCCTACGTGCAACCATAAGAGCCCCACGCGCTATGCCTGCCGCGATAGTTGCGCCGTGTTCGTCTTGCGTTGCCGGGTATACGCGAATGGTTGCGCTTGCGTCCTGGGCGATAGCTGCGCCGTGTTCGTGGGCAGTTCTTGCGTCCTGGGCGTCAATGTGGTTAATGGTCTGCCGTCCGTCTGCCGTGGTGATAATGATAATGTAACGCATGGTTTTTCCTTCCTGCCGCCGTGGGCGGCTATACGTTGTTTGCATGGGACAACGTAAGCCCAGTATATTGACGGCATTTCTGCCGCCGTGGATGTTTTCCACATTGAAAATTATAAACCAATTTGCAAGAAATGTCAATCAATCAAAATGGGGAAATGGGCAGGAAAGGGGAAGGAAATTGTTAAATCTTTATTTCAAATTATTGCAAAATATCGACAGACCATGCACACATGCCCATGCATAATAGGAAATGTTTTTTTGTTTTGCTGAAATGGGCTTGTTTTGACCATGTGCCCACGTTGTCAATATGTCTATGTTACAATTCGGCACTATGTAACATGGGGGCATATTTCCATATTTTCAAGCCCCCACGCGCAGAACTTTTCCCCTCAGTTGATCCTCCTCCCACACCCATTTTGTACCCAAGAAACCATCATCACACCAGGCATTGTTGACTACCATATTTCACTGCTTATTCTTCCCAGAGAGTACGAATAAATGCTTTCTATTTAATGAACACGAAAGATCCATCAATTTAAGCAATCAAAAGAAGATACGGATAAATCGCGTTCTTGAAAGAAATTTCAAAATTATTGCAATTTCTATTGACTTTTCAGTCATCTTATGCTATAATTCTAATATACTCAATCAATGAATAAGAGCATTTGAAAAGGAGATACACCATGGCAGAGATCCTCTACATCGATTTCACGAAGCAGCCCACTGACCAGAAGCAGTCCATCGACATCAATCGTGTCATGGCCTCCCGCCGTCAGCTTTCCGCTTCGATGATCCAACCCGCTTCTGAGAAGGTTGACGTTGAGCTTGCTGAAGAGCATACGTCAGAGCCTATCAAGAGTGTAGACGATATCAACCGTATCTCTTCTTACCTGGTAGAACACCGGAGGTACCGAGATAATATGCTCTTCATTCTGGGCATTAACTTCGGCTTGCGAGTTAGCGATCTGATCCAACTGAGGTTTGGTCAGCTGATCGATGACAGTTTCTCTTTCAAGACCACATTCCCGGTTCTTGAGAAGAAAACTAAGACTACCCGCAAGGTTCAGAAGAACCGTTACATCACGATCAACGATTCCGTAATGGAAGCCGTCACCCTATACCTACAGCACGCCCCGAGCAAGCTGGACGACTTCTTATTCCGCAGTGAGAGCAACCGTGGCTGTAATCAGAACAAGCCTATTTCCAGAATGTCGGTTGACCGTATCCTCAAGGGTATCGCCGAAGACCTCCATCTGGAATGTAAGGTTGCTACCCACACGCTCCGCAAGACATTTGGTTACCATCAGATGGTGATGAGCGGAAATGACCCGCGCAAGCTGCTCCTGCTCCAGAAGATCTTCGGACACTCCTCTTCTACTCAAACTTTGGATTACATTGGTATCACCCGGGAAGAGATCGAGGAAGCGTACACCAGCCTTAATCTGGGCAGTCGCAACTGCTACGCTACATTCAGCTCTATCGGAGAGAGCGAAGCAAATATGGCGTAAGTAGATAGACACGAACCTTGAAAATTGAACATTGAATATAAGCGAAGCACATTACAATCATGATCCCTCTTCTGGTCACAGAAGAGATTATATAACCCTCCTATGAGGCATTGTAGACAATGCTTTTTAGGAACAATAACTACGAAGAAATGTTTGGACTTTTCTTTTCTGAACGATTTTCAAAAGTGCCGATTTTTCAGGCTTTTTGAGCATCGATTTTTTGATTTTAGAACCACTTTGGTGATATTAACCCCGCCAAAGCATGTTGGAGGAATGGAATGTCTATAAAGGTATGTGACGCGATCATGGGCTCTGGTAAGAGCACCGCGATCATTAACCATATGAATCAGAATCCGGATAAGCGGTTTATCTACATCACGCCGTTCCTGGACGAGGCGAGCCGAATTCGTAACGCTTGCCCCTCGCTCCGGTTTGTTGAACCGAGTGATAAACTGTCTGAGTATGGATTCAGTAAGTATAACCACGTCGTGCAGCTTCTCAAGGATCAGCGAAACATTGCCAGCACACACCAGATGTTCAGGCACTTCAAGCCGGAAGTGCTGGATCTAATCCGGGCTGGTCATTATACGCTTGTCGTTGACGAGGCCGTTGATGTGTTTCAAGAATTTGAGCTAAAGAAAGACGATCTCGATATCGCATATAAGATGGGTTGGATTAAGGAGGATGGCGGGAACGCTATCACGGAAGAAACCCCAGAATACAAAGGCGATCGCTTTCAGGACGTATTTGATCTAGCCAGCAATGGTAGCTTTGTGATTACGAGCAGAGACGGTGATACATATTACTGGATGATGTCTCGTGGCTTTTTTGAAGCCTTTGATGACGTTTACGTTCTAACCTACCTCTTTCCGGCACAGACGCTAAAGTATTACTTTGATATGCACGGAATGGAGTTCAAGTATATTGGCATTGAGCATCCGGACGAAAATACATATTACTTTGCTGAGGATGGCGGGTATATTCCGGAATACGTAGGCACGTTGTCAGATAAGATACATATTCTTGATCACGCTAGGTTGAATAGCATAGGTGATCACAAGACTGCGCTGTCTGTAAAATGGTTTCAGCGCCGCAAAGCTTCTGGCGATCCCGAGCTAGATAAGATGCGAAAGCATCTGCAGAATTACTTCAAGAACATCTGCAGTGATATACCGTCCGAATGCCGTATGTGGGCTTCGTACAAAGATGCTGTAGGCGGATTGCGAGGGAAAGGCTATTACAATAGCAATTTAGCCTTTAATTCACGCGCCACCAATGCTTTCCGCCATAAACGGGCATTGGCGTACTGTGTAAATATTTTTATGAAGCCTGAAGAGAAAAGGTATTTCCAGAGTAACGGTGTGGATGTTCGAGAAGACGAAGCCGCGCTGTCCACCATGGTACAGTGGATCTGGCGATCCGCCATCCGTGACGGCGAAGAAGTGTGGATTTACATTCCGAGCAAGCGTATGCGTAGCTTGCTGATCGCGTGGATACGCGATGTAGAACGCAAATATTTAGAATACAAACAGGTGTCCGATGCGATGCCGGCAGATATGATGGAGGCTGCATGAACAATAGTAAGAAATGTGGTATGTGTCTATGGCGTGACGATTGCGAATTCGAAACACCATGCGAATATTATAATGATGAGCGCGATGATCTGACGGACAAGCAGATTGAGCAGTACATAGAAGAAAGGCGCCAGGAGTTCTACCGCGAATGGTCAAGATACATTTCGCAGTATGAATGAGCGGCCATATATTTTTTAATCTTTACAATCAATTTATAAGAGCAGTTAGGAGGCCAATGGATGGCGAAACAACAGGTATCCCAGCGATACATTTTTAAGATAAACAGTACGCGCCTGAAAAAGGCAAAGTGGGACTTGACTCTTCCTCTGCCTGAAGCACGCAGAAATGAGGAAGTTATTTCATTGAATGATAGTCAGATGTTGAGATGGATTGATGAGCTTAACGGACTTGGCGATACAGAAGCTGAGGCGGCACGTATTAAATCCGATATTCGATCAATCAAGCAGCAACCTCAATCCATACAGAACCGTCGGGAGATCAAGAGGTTGTACGAAGAGCTGGATCGTGTACAGTTTAAGCCGGACTACATGCACCTCGTGATTGACAAAGACAAGGATCTGTGCAGAGCCTGCAGAGGTTTCAAGATCAATGGTATCCGTTACGCCCGCTTGCTAGGAACGAACGGTGGCGTAAAAAACAAAACGATCGTGTTCGTTAGCGAGCGATTGGTATATCAACTCCGTGAGCGCATCGAAAATGGTCGTGACGCATCTATCCCGCAGATCCCCGCCAAGCTGGAAGCGTACCGAGCTCTGACGTGTAGCGGCTCAACACCGGTGTCTATGCCGAGGGGCATTCTCGTAGTTCCAGACTGCGAGACGACCTTCAAGGAGGACATCATTATGTTGAATGACGAGGGTGTTGACGAGCCCGTAATGCAATACATAAAAGACTACGAGATTACGCTGGACGAGTCTGATGGTTATGGACTGATGCTCCCCTCTCTGGCCAAGCGTTGGTCAGAAGAGTTGAATCTCGACTATGTGGCCAGTGGTATGAATACGCGATTTTCTTGGGAGAAGGGCATGGTGTTCTGTTTCGACTTTCTGGAGTTCGCGGACAATGTGGCTCATACGCGCATTGTTAAGGACGCCTGGGGTAACGAGGTTGACCTGACCAACGTTGAACTGATTCTTACAACTTCTATGGTAAAGCTGTGGAATAGCTACAACAGCATAGAGCATTACCTGCGTTGCTGCGCGGAGAATCACTATTCATTCGGTGTAACGAAGACATGCCCCAAGACGTTGGAGAGTCGTCGCAATCTAAACTACCAGTTTATCCAGAGCTACGCGCTCGATGACGATCAGGTTCGCGAACTAATTCAGCCCACGATAGACGAGATTCGTGGCGTGATCGACGGCGACTATCGACAGGCATTGATCTTCTTAAAGGGCACTCATCTGGCGGAGGATGATGTGGTGAATTTGGATGTTGACCATATTGCGTCTGCCCTGATGGTTGAGCCTAAGATGTTTGACGATCCTTATATCAAGCGCAAGATTTTTCACCAGATCGAGAATCGCATAAAGAGAGCAAAGATCGGCGTAGTTGGCGTTCACGGCAATTATTCGATTGTGTGTGGCGATCCTTATGCTCTGTGCCAGAACATATTTGGTTTGCCCGTGACGGGGTTGCTGAAATCTGGCCAGATTTATAACGGGTACTGGGCTGCTACGGATGCAACGCATGTCGCTTGCTTTAGAGCGCCCATGACTTGCCATAACAACATCCGCAAGATGGAGGTCGCCAGAGGCGTGGATGTTGAGCATTGGTATCAGTATATGACAACCTGCACCTTGCTCAATGCGTGGGATACAACTTCTCAGGCTCTGAATGGCGCGGATAAAGACGGCGATCTTGTGATGCTGACCGATAACAGGGTGCTGGTGGATAACATTCGCCATATGCCAACAATCTTCTGTGCGCAGCGCAAGGGCGCAAAAATCGAGGTCTCCGAGGATGATTTGATCCGTGCGAACATTGCCAGCTTCGGTGATGACATCGGCCGCACAACCAACTGGATTACATCCATGTTCGACGTGCAGGCAGAATTCCCGGCAGATTCCGAGGAGTATAGGGTTCTGGACTACAGAATCAAGTGCGGTCAGCTCTACCAGCAAAATTGCATTTTAATTAGTGCCTTTACGCAGCAATGCGTATCGAATAACACGGTGAACCGGCAAATGCCGGGTGTGGCGGGTTCCCGCTGCTAACCGGGGAGACTAAATGTGTGTATCAAAAATAATAGAAAGGGGGTGCTACTTTGAAAGATATCTATAAAGATTTCGGTATCTATCGGATCACGAATAAGGTAAATGGCATGAGTTATATCGGCAAAACCGGAATGAACTTCGGTGACAGATGGGATTCTCACAGGTCGCTGCTCAGATCCGGCAAGCACGATAATCCATATCTGCAGAATGCCTGGAATAAGTATGGCGAGACTAATTTCGAGTTTGCCGTCATAGAGGCTGTAA